ATTAATTGTAAGTATTGTTTTGATTATTATTGCAATCTTTTTTATTATATTTAGTATCAGGCAATTAAGAAAAAGCCATGATATTAAAGTTTAGAAAAGAATCTAGCAATAGTAGATAGATAAAATTAAAAAAGAAATTGTTCTACTTTAGCAATCAAAACAATAGAAAAAACAACAATTATAGTCTTTAACTGATATTATAAAAGATAATGAGAGTAAGCTATAGGATCATTATAAAATTAATATCTAGTTGACTAATAATAAAATTGAGTAGTATAAAAAAGTAGTTCAATAGGCTGCTAATAATTATATAGATACTATTTAGAAAGATTATGAGGACGCGGAAGCTGCCCATAAGAAGAAAATAACCTAGTTATAGGTTGCTTTTAACGCGGCCGCCGCGGATTTAAAAAAACTTCAAGAAACTAAGAAAGCTGCTTATGAAGCATTATTAAAATAGAGATAGATAAAAGAAAATAAAGAAAATTATAAACTTTCCCCTTCCAAAAAAGATTTATAGGATATCTATACTCTTGAACATATAAAAACTAGCCTTCATAAGCCTAGAATTCTTTCTATGCTAATTTGGCAAACATATTGGCAACCATTAGCTAAAAAACAATTCCCCATAATCTTAAAAGATAAAACTAAAATAGGTATTTATAAAATAACCAACACTATTACTGACGAGTGTTATATCGGACAAAGTTTAGACGTTTATAAACGTTGGTGTTAGCACTGTAAGGCAGGTCTTGGAATAGACACTCCTGTTGGTAATAAATTATATAAAGCTATTCAAACATAGGGACTTTAGAATTTCACTTTTGAATTATTGTGTGAATGTCCCAAGGAAGAACTTAATTAGAAAGAAAAATATTTTATTAAGTTATATCAAGCTGATACTTATGGATATAATTCAACTATAGGAAATAAAAGTAAATGAAATTTGAAAATACACAAGTAATGAATTTTAATAATGCTTTTAGAGGAATGAGAAATTCTTATAATTCTTGGGATAAAAGTGATAGCTATGGAAACGTAGTAGATGAGTCTGGAAGTTATGATTTTTTAGATTCTGTGGTAGACGCATGGATTGAAAATGAAAACAAAATAAGAAAAGAGAAAGACCTTCCTGCATTATCTCCCCAAAGTGAAGGAGAAGAATATGTATTATGGGAAAAAACTTTTGATTTATATGTCGATTGGTTAATTACAAACGGGACTTTAAAAAGATCAGATGCTGGTTACGCTTTTGATGTATTTTATCTTGGTCCAAAAGATTGTACTCTTGCTCAAAACTTAATTAAAATGGGTTCTCCAGACCGTAAGTTTCTTCGTCAAATTTCAGTTTCTGTTGATATAACAGCACCACTATACTGGTGGAAAGAATTTGATACATATAAAATAGGTACTACTGCTAACTCAACAAGCACTATGCATAAATTAACAAGTGCGCCTATTACAATAGATTGTTTTGAAATGGATGATTTTAATGAAGATATAATGATGTATCAAAATGAACCTTATAATCCAGATACATATATGTCTGAATTTTGGGATATGTTTATTAATGATCTTGAATATCTTCGTAAAAAATATAATGAAACAAAAGATAAAAGATATTGGAAAGAATTAATTAGACTTCTTCCAGAGTCTTGGCTTCAAACTAGAACAGTTACATTAAATTATGAGATTTTAACTAATATTTATATGCAGCGTAAAAATCATCGTTTAACTGAATGGCATGATTTTTGTGACTGGATTAGTAAACTTCCATATGCTTTTGAACTAATTACTTTTAATATTGACTAAAAGAAAAATTTATATTATAATTATATAGTAAAGATAAATAAATAAAGTAAAATTAAATTAAGAAAAAGGAATAACAATTATGAAAAAAGTTGCAAATGTAGAGAGTATTTCAGGTAGATTATATCAGCATAACTTAGAACTGAAAACAGTTCAGAATAAAGAATCAGCAAATTTTGGAAAAGAATTTATTACTGGTACTATTGATGTAGCTACTGATGAAGCAGGATTAAATGTTATCCCAGTTCATTTTACTTATGTTGTAGAAATGACAAAAGGTGGTAAGAAAAATGCAACCTTTGGGGTATTAAAGAGTATTATTGATGGAGCAAAAACTTGGATTACTGATGGCAAGGATGATGCTCTTAAAGTTAGAGTAAGTACTGCATTAGCTCTTAATGATTTCTATACAGCAGAAAATGAATTAGTTTCTGCAAAAAGAAATGAAGGCGGATTTGTTAATGTGATTAAAGATCTTCCAGAAAATGAGGAAGAAAGAAATACATTCCGTTTTGATATGGTAATTACTTCTGTTTCAAGAGTAGAAGCGAATGAAGAGAATAGAGTATCAGAAGATTTTGATAGAATTCGTGGAGCGATTTTTAACTTTAGAGGAGATTTACTTCCAGTAGAATTAACTTGTCGTTTGCCACAGGCAATGGATTATTTTGAAAAATTAGATGCTTCAGCAGCTAATCCAATTTTTACAGAAATTAGAGGTTTAATTGTAAATAGTACAGTTAAACAGGAGATTGAAGAAGAGTCTGCTTTTGGTACTGCTTCCGTTAGAACTGTATCTCGTACAGTAAGAAGCTGGGATATTAATTGGGCAAGACCAGTTGAATATGATTTTGGTTCTGAGGATGTTCTTACGGCAGAAGAGCTGAAACAGAAGATGCAGGATAGAGAAGTATATCTTGCAGATGTTAAGAAACGCCATGATGATTATATCGCTACTAGAAATAGTGGAAATGGCGCAGCAATTAATACCGCTCCAAAGAGTGCGATTCCAGAAGGCGGTTTTGACTTCTAATTAAAAGTGTAATGTAATATGATATTATTTGGGGAGGGGTTCCCTCCCCTTTACTTATATAGGAGGATAAATAAATGGCAATTGATTTGTTAAATATTCAACCTCATCAAGTAAGTAGAGATATGAGAGGTTATACCGTCTTTCTCTATGGTGAACCAAAAAGTGGTAAAACTACAACAGCTACTAAGTTTCCAAGACATTTACTTTTAGCTTTTGAAAAAGGTTATAATGCAATTCCAGGTGCTATGGCACAGCCAATTAATAACTGGTCTTAGTTTAAAAGGGTTCTTACTCAGTTAAGAGATCCAAAAGTAAAAGAACAATTTGAAACTATTATTATTGATACAGTAGATATTGCTTATAATTATTGTGAAAAATACATCTGTTCAAATGCACAAAGACCTGATGGTGAATATGGGGTTGATAGTATTGGAGATATTCCTTATGGAAAGGGATATACTATGGTAGCACAAGAATTTGATGAAAGTCTAAGAAAAATTGCTCAATTAGATTATGGTCTTGTTATGATTAGTCATGCTACTGATAAGACCTTTAAAGATCAATCTGGAAATGAATATAATAGAATTGTACCTACTTTAGATAAAAGAGCTAAAAATATTGTATCTCGAATGGTTGATTTATATGGGTATAGTAGAATTGTAACTAATGATAAAGGAGAAGAAAGTACTAAATTATTTTTACGAGGTACTATTAGATATGAAGCTGGTAGTAGATTTAAATATACTCCAGATTATATTGATTTTAATTATGAATCATTAGTTGCTGCTATCGGAAAAGCTATAGATAAACAACAGGCTGAAGATGGTAATAAATATTTTACTGATGAGAGACAGAACTTGTATAAGGACACAACAGAAGAATTAGATTTTGATATTCTAATGAGTGAGTTTAATAAAATTGTACAAGAAAATGTTAATGATGAAACTGCTCCTAAAATTACTCAAATAATTGAAAGATATTTAGGAAAAGGTCACAAAGTTAATGAAATGTCAAGAGATCAAGTAGAAGCTCTCAGCTTAATAGTTGAAGATTTAAAAAGCATGTTTGAATAACTTGCATTAATGAAAACGCGGCAACGGTATTAATCGTTGCCGTTTTGATTTATATAAAAATTTATGGTATAATATAATATATAGTTAAGAAAGAGTTGATGTTTATGGCGAAAGCAATGGTCAAATGTTTATATTGCGGTAAACAATTTGATAGATTAGCAGAACCTTTTGTAAAAATAGGTCGTCGCTATGCTCATGAAGCATGTTATTACCAACAAGATGAAAAAGTTTTAAAACAGCAAAAAGATGAGCATGATTTCTTTGAATATATTAAAAATCTTTATGGAGAAGATTATAATTATATTTCAATAAAAAAACAAGCAGAAGCTTTTATTAAAGAATATCATTTTACCTATAGTGGTATGTTGAAATCTCTTCGATGGTTTTATGATATAAAACATAATGATAAAGAGAAGTCTAATGGTAAAATAGGCATTATTCC